GTCGGCAGCGTCAGATGTGTTTAAGGGACAGGTACATCGGTTATCTCAACAAGGAAGGCTCTGACCCTATCAAGTGGTCTATGATTGAGTACCAGTTGCTCAATACCCTCCGTGCTGCACAGGTTGAGCAGAACAAACGCCGTATGCGTGGTATCTACGTGAAACCTGATAAGGGTGTTGCAGGTAGCTACCTCAATGCTGCTACTGGTGTTCTCTACACCTTGCTGCGCTATGTACACCAGTACGACATCAAACCACACGATGATAGTACATATCGCACCTATACACAGGCAAGTTTCCTCGCTTCTGTTCAAGAGTTTATTGCTGACGTTCGTGCTTCAATCACTGAGGACATGGATCTCGATAACCACTACGTTTACTTGAATAAGAACCATCAGGCATGGTGGATTAAGAACGTTCGTTCTACCTATGGTAAGGACACTGACTTCGCTGGACCTATGGGTGCATTGAGCGTGGTACCAGACACTACGATGCGTATTATTTGGTTGCCTTATCTCGGTCAGACTCCATTCATGATGTTGCACGAACCAGGTAACATTCAGTTCCTCGAGTATGTACCAGGCGAGATGCTCTCTGTGAATATGCAGGAAAGCATGGAGCAGGTTCGTGCTTGGAGTGTGTGGAAGGAAGGAACTTCTGCTTCATTCACTGGTCGTCGCTTCTCAACTAAGGAAGAGATGGATAAGAATAACTACGAGTGGCAGCAGATCTTTATCAACCTCTTTGCAGCTACTATCACCGATAAGGTGGATGGTAACAACGGATTCTGGCAGGTTACAGACAGTACCACAACTCAGACAACTTACACAGACATCGAGAATGCGAAGGTTGGTGTAGCTTACTGTATTGAGTGCGGTGACAAAACTAAGTTGCCAAAAATTACCAAATCTGGTAAGTTCGACAGCATTACCGATACCTTCACCGCTACAGCTGTAGGTGATTACATTATGGTGATCCTCGGTAGCGACAATAAGTTCCGTGAGTTGGAGCGTTGTGTCGCTGGCAAACGCGTCATCAACAAGGAGTTGCAGCCTAATCTGCCAGGTGCTCGATAGATGAATAACTAAGGAACTGAGGGTTAAGTCGATGGATGAAAAGCCTCGGTAACGGCTTAACACCTCAGTTTCTTTCTTTAATCAATAATTATCATTAATAGTAATAGAAATGAAAAAGCCCAATATTCAGAAACGCTATCGTGCGTATAATCCTATGAAAGGATTTAATTACGCAAATCGTCAGTCACGCAATATGTTCATGGCTACGTTTGCGATTTTTGGCATTCTCATGTTAGTAGCTGCGCTGCTTGACCACTCTCTCGGTGCAGCTGCTGGTTCAGGTGTTACCTTCGCCTCAATGGCATTGCTCGGTCACGTAGACGATGTGTCTGATAGAGATACACACGGTAGTGCTATCTCTTACATTGTTTATCTCATTGCGCTCGATCAAATCGACCGCACTAAGGAGTTTCCACAACCTAACGCAAATCGTGAGGTTGCACCTGTTCCTTTGAAGCCAAATGAGATACCACACTACTTCGAGGCACACGACATTCCAACCTTCACTGGTACCACAGAGAAGGGCGACATCACCACGACAGGCGAAAATCAGCTTGTAATGGTTATGGGTGGAGCTCGTGCGAACCTCTACAACTTCATTGAGGAGTACAGCGGTGGTAAGTTTATCGCTCTTTATAAGCACATTAAGAAGAAGGAGTGGTACATCGTTGGTGAACTCGAACGCCCTATCATCCTCTCTAACACAGAGACGAAGGACGATAAGGATGGTCGTTATACGACCCTTACCTTCAAGCGTAGCTCTGTAGACCTTCCACTGATTTACACTGGTAACCCTGCTGTTACTGCTGCTACTGCAATCAATGCGGATGCTACAGATGTAGCTGTCACAGCAGGCAGTAATACATACACGATTCCAAACGGAACATCATCAGCAGCTGCTATCGCTACAGTCAGTGGACTCAGCAAGAGCGATAAGGGTAGATACATCACACTCGTTGGTGCTGGTACCGATAAGGCAGCCACCATCGCTGACGGTTCTACCTTCGTACTCGAGGAGGGTGCTACATGGACTGCGAAGACAGGTGCATCAATCACCTTCCGTGTTCTTGACACCACAACACTTGTCGAGGTCTCAAGAACTGAAGCCTAACCTCTCACCCCTCCCTGATACGGGAGGGGAGTTATTCACCATTTTACTTTTACAATATGTACAGCGCAAAAGAGAAATTAACGCACTTCCATAAGTTGGTAAGCCCAACAGTCGTGGAAGCCGACCTTGCCCTGCTGCACGCTAAAGCACCTCACCTTACCGATTTCACACGCTTCGACCTTTCGCCAGAGAAGAATCACGAGGAGATACTTTTCCTTCTTCTTGACCATTGTGAGCACGACGAAATCGTACGTAATCGACGTGAGTATGCTAATCAAGCAGCCGTCGAGGATAATGATAATAACAACGCCAACAACTCTTCTGAAGATGGCGACGAGAATCCTGAAACACTCAACAGCAATGGAGATGAAAGCCCAGACACTGACGGTGGTGAAGGCAACGAGGACCCATCGGAAGAAGAGGGTGGCGATGAGTCATCTGAAGAGGGTTCTGAAGATAACAAGCCTACAGAGCAATCATCAGAGGAACCTACTGCTCCTTCAGAGGATAAGGACACGGATTCTTCTAAGGAGGAGAAAGCGAAAGCAGCTCCAAAAAAAAAGAAGAAGAGTACCCGAAAATAGACTGGGAAAATCTTACTGATGCGGACGTGCAGATGGCAACCGTTATCTATAACGACCGCATCAACACTTGGCGAAAGATGAAGCAGCTCGACGAACTGCTGGAGACAAAGCCCACCGCACAAGCCGTAGCAGAAATGGCAGAACTGCGCATCCGCAATCTTCAAGCATTTGCCGAGCTGCAATCATTAAACGACACTGGTAAGTTCCTCTGCAAGCACCCGATACTCTTCGGACGCTCAGAGATAGCCCAACTCATCAAGTTGCTCCGCACTGATCCAGCCGAGTTCCTCCGCCAGCACAAGAATGTTCTCGACAACATCAAGCGTTATAAGTCGTTCGTAAAGCGCAAGGATCGTAAAGAGAAAAGAGAGGCTGATAAGCGGAATCTCGAAAAGTACCAAGAGAAAGAGCGACTTTTCAAAATGGTTCTTGAACAACAAAATAAATAATAACAATGGAAAATAGTATAAAAGTTTTTAATTTGGGTGGTTTGCCTACTGCCCCGCTGGATTCTTTTATCGAACTTCAGGAAGATTTCAAAAAGCCTGATGCAGACAAACTATCGAAGCTTCAGATGCTCATCATCACTCGAGGTTTCAAGTATTCATTCAAAGTATGGAAAGATTCTGAAGGTAAGCTTTGGATTATAGATGCACACCAAAGACGCAAAGCCCTTCTTGGACTTCGCTCCTATGGATTTAAGATTCCAGAGATTCCCTATGAGGAAATCCAAGCATCTAATAAGAGGGAAGCTGTCGAAGAGATTGCTGCCTATAATTCAGAGTTCGCTCAAAAGAATCCAGACACACTCCTATTCACTAAGTATAATATCAGTGGCGATGATCTTGCTAAGTTTAATCTTGGCTATGAAGTAAAACAAAACGACTTCTCTGTCGGTACCGATAAACTCTTTGCTTCAGAGAGTGACACAACTGATATTCAAGAAGATGTTGTTGACACAATTCCACAAGAGGATAACGAAGTGTTTGCTTGTCCTGGTGATATTTTCAGACTTGGAAATAACAGGTTGATGTGCGGAGATTGTCGCTCCAAAAGCGATATCGTTGCACTAATGAATGGACGAGTTGCTGATATGATTCTTACTGATCCTCCTTATAATGTCAATTACGAAGGTGGAGGAGATAGCAAACTTACCATACAGAACGACTCTATGGAGAATGACTTATTCCTTCGCTTCTTGCAGTCTGTGTTTAATGTGATGTTTTCCATTGTTAAGCCTGGTGGTTCTTTTTACGTTTTCCACGCAGACTCTGAAGGCGAGAATTTCCGCAGAGCTATTCGAGAAGCAGGATTCAAGATAGCACAGTGCTGCATTTGGGTTAAGGATTCTCTTGTAATGGGTCGACAAGACTATCAGTGGCAACACGAACCTTGCTTATATGGTTGGAAACCTGGTGCTGCTCACTTTTGGAACTCTGATAGAAAGCAGACTACCATTTGGAATTTCGACAAACCAAAAGCCAATCGAATCCATCCGACGATGAAACCTATTGCACTGATGGCGTATCCTATTACTAATAGTACGAAGAATGGCGATGTAGTTGTCGATGTATTCTCAGGTTCTGGTTCAACCATTATGGCGTGCCAGCAGACAGACCGCATTGGGTATGGAATGGAAATAGATCCTAAATATGTGTCGGCAACTGTACGAAGATTTATGTCTATGTTTCCACAGCAGCCTATTCTGTTAGAGAGAGATGGCGTAGTCTTATCGGAAGACGATACTAAAAAAATAATTCTATGTCAGAATTAGTTGTAAAAGAGATTCTATCAGATGAATATGTAAATCAAGTCAGAACGTTCGGGGCGTTAAACTATACCCCCGAACGTATTTGTCAGCTACTTGCCTTAAGGAAAGCTAAGCGAGAAGCATTGCTATATCGCATCGCTCTTCCTGGTGATGTTTATTTTGAAGCTTACCAGCAAGGTCTCGCACTTGGAGAGTATAACATAGACGCTGAACTTGCTAAGAAGGCAGAGAAAGGAGATAACGATTCTATTACATTACTCGAGGAACGTAAGAATGAGCGTGCAGAAAAAGACCTACGAATGAAACTCTTTGGAATATGAAAAGTGAAATTGAGAAGTTAGACTCCATCCACCCTGACCTAATATCTGCATTCTTAACGAATGGAGATTGTGACGGCATACCTCAAGATGTTAAGCTATTCTTGCAACAGCTGCAATGGTCTGCTGAGATATTCGAACACGAGCGTAATATTACGAGAGCAGCTAAGAAACTGAAACTTCGTATTAACGCTGAGCAACGGATAAAGATAGAAGAGCGCACTTGTATGGCGAGAATCTATCAGGCAATCAACTACTTTCAGGTTGACTGCAATGTCCCTATAAAGGTTTGGGAGAGCAACTTTGCAAACAAATATGAAGACCTCGCTAAACTCTGCGCACTTAATCGCGACTATAAAGGTATGAAGTCGTGTTATGATGCTGCTCTTGAGTGTCGTCGTCGGTCTTCGGAAATAGCAGAGGCAGATAGAGACTTAGGAGTTCTCTTCTTGATTTCTCCAGAGTTAAGTCCAGAGGAACTTGGCTTCTCGAAGAAGAGTCTCAAGGACATTGCAGCGAAACACAATCAAGGCTTTTATGTTACGCTTATCGACTCGCTGCCTATCGAGCAGAAGGAGAAGAAACGACTGCTGCGTGATGCTGACATTCAAGACGCTGAAATAGTAGAGGAGATTCCAAATGACTGACGAACTAACGACACAAAACAACGAACAGCCAACAGTCGACTTTGAGCACTATTATATGAATCGTGTTCAGCTGTTGGCAAACATCATCGACCCGAACATGCTCTATGCAGAGTGGGCTCGTGCTACTGGTAAGACCGAGGGCGTCATCGTTCCACGTCTTATTCGTGTTACAAATGATATGCCTGGTGAACTTTCGTTCCTTGTTCACAAGACTTACGTCGCCTTGATGACGAACGTCTGGCCTAACATTCAGGCTTCGTTCTCACGACCAGTCATCGTGAACGGCAAGCAGCGAGCAATGTTAGAGTATGGCATCGACTATGTGGTGGGCGAAGCGAAGCTACCTTCTCACTTCCGTCGACCACGCTACCCTATTGCCTATGCTAAGCACTCGGTCATCTTTCGCAATGGTGCACACCTTCAATTAGTATCTTCAGATCAGCCTGAAAGTGTCGCAGGTCGTAATGCCGTGCACGCCTTCGTCGAGGAGATGAAGCACAATAGCGGTGAGAAACTAAAGTCACGCCTTTTCCCGTCTCTCCGTGGTGGTTCAGCGGACATCCGTCGCTCTGCCTACTATGAAGGTGTGACGGGTGTGAGCGATACGGCACGTGTCGACCTTGGTGAAGATGATTGGTTCGAAGAATACGAAAACAAGATGGACCGCCAACTCATTGAGGAGATAGCCAGTGTGTCGCTTGCCATAAACCAGTCGCTTTATAAGCAGTTTATGCTTCAACAGGACCTTCGCAACACGAAGAACCCAGTCACAATGGAGAAAATCAGACTGGAGAATGAACGCCTTAACGCCTTTGTTGCCCGATGGAAACCACGCTTGGCGGATATGCGAAGGAACGCAATCTACTATATCCGTGCTTCATCATTCTGTAATAAGGATATCCTCGGTCCTAAGTTCTTCAAGACCCAGCTCGACACGCTCGATATGGATGAGTTCTTGACCGCTATCTGTGCTATTCGTCACAAAGAGGTGACTAACAAGTTCTTTACCACCTACGACCACGAGCGACACCAGTTCAAGGATAGTTACATCTATGACCAGATACTTAAGCTGAACCTCAAGGACCACTTCACCCTCACCGCTCGTTATCTTCGCCACTACGATAAGCGTGAACCGCTCTACATTGGTTATGATCCTGGTAACTTCCAATCGCTAATAGTCGGACAGAAAAAAGACTATGGTAGTCGCTTTGATATCATTAAGGAGTTTTGGGCATACATTCCCGATGACCAGCAGAACCTTGCGCAGCAGGTGTATTCTTTCTTTGGTACGGATGCTGTGAATAAGGTAATACACCTTCATCCTGACCGTGCTGGTAACAAGACACGTGAGGAATTAGAGCAGATAACTACTGACTCACTGACGATGAAGGCAGCCTTAGAGAGTTACGGATTTTCAGTTATCCTTTACAACGACGGTGCGCCTACCATTTACCACTGGCAACAGTTCCGCCTTTGCCAGTTGCTCTTTGGTGAGAAACTTCCTTTGCTTCCGAAGGTGCGAATAGATGAGAACGAATGCCCTAACCTTTGCAGTGCAATTTTGATTAGTCCGTTGAAGAAAACCAACGGCAGAATAGAACTCGACAAAGCTTCAGAGAAGAAGGAGGAACTCAAGCGAAGACCAGGACTAACAACGCAGCTCCCAAGTGCGATGATTTACCTTTTATATGGGCTTTATTCCGACCTTATCAAGAAGGAATTAAGCAGTTATCCTGATGATTTGCCTGAAAACATCACGATATAACACCCAATAATGTCCAATATTTGATATAAAAAATGTCCAAAACAGGGCAATAATAAAGGTTATTTACATAGGTTAAAATATTATTTTATTGTGTTTCAGTGGTTTACGT